ATCTACAGTAACAATCCTCCACGAAGCAAAAGAATGGGAAACTCAGTTTGATGAACCAGTAAAAGAAGTTTGGGTGGATGGGAAAAAATTAAATGATGTTCACGATCTAACACTTAAGACCGATAGTATGACATCAATTATCAAAGTGCTTGCATTTGCCGCTACATTTCTAGCGATACTTGCGGTTGGTGGTATGGGCTACATTGGTTTTTGGCTAGCAAATAATAAGGAACAGATCGCATTACACATGGATACTACCGAGCACCGATTCTCAAAAAAAATAGCTCAACTCCAAAGCTCTAATGCAAAAAGGGGGAATAAGTTGTTATCCCTCGGTTGGTTTTGGGATAACAAAGCTAATGACTGGCAACAAATTGGCAACACCATCCCGAAAGCTAGTAAATAAGAGGATCATGCCCCGGCTACGGACCAGGAGGTTGGGGGTTCGACTCCCTCCGGGTGTGCCATTCATATATAGCGGGAATCCCGCTAAAATAAAGACCTTCCTTCGGGAGGGTCTTTTTTTTGGTAGACTTATATTTTACCACTCTATACCTAAATATACCACGATATGGGTGTTTTATGGGCAACAGAATGGGCAACAAGGGCAACAAATGGCAAAACCAACTAAAGTAAATGTAAGAGGTAAGGATCGCTGGGTTATAAATATCCGCAAATCGAGCAAGCGATACAGGAAGTTTTTCGATAGTTATGCCGAGGCTAAGATGTTTGATGAGCATGAGTGGATAGCGGGCAAGTCCAAAAAAGAACCGGCGGGTGATAAGACAATTCTATCGGTTGCATTCGATCAATACATTTTAGCTTACGGGAAAAGAAATGATAATGACCACAAGCCAAGACAGAAGGGGAAAGCTACTACTTCGGATCGAGTCATGAAGTTCATCAAATGGTTCGGTCAGGATCGATTGGTTAGTGAGGTGACATCGGAGGATTACATTGAGTATGTGAACTCCGGGAACTGGTCGCACAAAACAAAGCTCGGGTATGGTGGTGCAGTTAAGATTTTTATGGCATGGTGCGGATCCAAAGGTTACGGGCAAATTAAGGAGCAGTGGTATTCTACCGTTAACAAGGGACTTCAGATCGAAGCTACAAAGAAGGAATTTGCTAAGTTGCCAGGTATTTGCTCGATCGAGGAGACAAAGGGGATACTCGGTGCTATTCATGAGAAGTACCGGCCCGCACTTGCGGTTATGTTTTTCACAGGTATCCGTGCTGAGATTGAAATGGAAATGCTCAGATATTCCGATATTCAATGGGGCAAGCGTATAGGCTTAATGGCAGAACGAACTAAGACCGGGAGGGAGCGATGGATCATACCACCCGAGAACTTATGGAGTTGGCTTCCAAAAAATGGAAAAGGGATGGTAAATCCCGTTACCTACAATGCACTTAGTCAGGCAAGAGCATTAGCTGCCAAAAGAGCATTTGGTTGGGAGAATAATGGAAGGCGTGGCGGGGGAGGGGTGAAAGGTTTTAATTATCCTGCAAATGGTGCAAGGCATTCATTTGGGAGTTATGGGTATTGGCGAGACTTTGCGTGGGCTCTCGATACGATGGGGCATATGAGCAGTGAAGTATTTCTTTCTAATTATAAAAATAACAGAGTGGGTAAAGAAGAGTCTGATGAGTTCTTTAATATCAAAATGTAGTCGAAGACGATATATCTATAGATATATCTATATTATCTACACGCGCGCGCGCGAGGATGTAGTGTAACTGCACTACAAACTGATTTTTTAATCTGTCAATTTGTCAATTCGTCATAGTGTCAAAGTTACACTTAAATTCGTGTTTCACTTGACCTAATTCGTTTTTTGTTTTTTGCTTTTGGTATGGAGGATAATAATAAATTACAATCGGAGACATTTGAACTGTATGAGACTATACGGCCAAATGTAGAAGAGTTCTTGGATGAATGGTTTATCGTCGGCATTAGACCCGGATGCGGAAGCAGAGTACTAATGGGCTCTAAGGATAATGGATGGAATAAACTACAAGGAGCTTATGATGCAGTTAAAAAATGGAAAAAAGCGAACCCCGTGGGGGATTCTGAATGAATACCCACCTCCACTAATAAGGTTACTTGCTCGCGAGAAGATTGGCATAAAGCACATTAGAGCTTTATCTGATCAAGAAATTGCCATTAAGGCTGAGTTTCCTATGGCTAGGATTCAGGAGATAAGTAGAACTAAGTCATGGGATCCCATTCCTATTGGCGAGATAATGCGATTTTGCTACGGGTGTAATTTCGATCCATTTGATTGGCAGGACAGGAATCGCATGCGTGCTTACTCAAGAAAGGGTGCTAAGTTTAGTTACTTACGCCAATCGCCTCATTGGAGGGAAGTGTTCTTACCCTTAATTAAAGTTTTAGAAAATGCCAAAAGCTCATAAGGTAGACACCAAGCTTTTGGGTGAAGTCTTAAAGAAGTATGATGGTGACTACGCCAAAACAGCCGATCATTTAAAAGTACGAAAGCTTTATGTGCGTGATCGTGTTCTTGGTGACCCGCACCTTAGGGCGATTTGGGTTGATAATGGAACATCTAGTGACATCCCCGATGAGATTGATGTACTAGCAAGGAAAGAACTTCCAGAGCAACGCAATGAGCGGATGCTTAAGAATCTGAAAAAGAACGGGAGGGATGCATTTGAGAATGATATAAACTCTATGTTCTCATCTCCTGAAAGCGCTAAGAAGCTAGAGGTATTTAAGCACTTTGACGATTCCGTTGGTATGCTTATGGCTGAAGCCCTAAGGGTTACCCAAAAGCTTAACATAAGGCAGAATGTTTCTTTATTTGAGGTTGCTGAGCAACTAAAAGAGGAGCTTCAGGATGAGACTATGGACTTGGAGGAGAAGGCCTTAAAGACAAGGCTATTTATCCAAGCTTGCGAGCAACAAGGTAAATTTCATGACAGATTATTAAAGGGATTAGAATTTCAGCTTAGGTTGTATGATCAGAATGAAAAGTCTGAGACTAAAAAGAAACCAGGGTTTAGACCATTAAAGGAATTAAAAGATGTCGACAAGGAAGCTGAAGAACAAGGTACTAGCTGATCGCTTTTCTAAAGTCATCGAGGATGAGAAAAGTGAGAAGCAGGAAGCTATTCCCTGGTCTCCTTCGCTCAGTCCTACTCAGCAACTTATATTTGATGATCCTTCAAATTATATCCTCGCTTATGGAGAACGGGGTTCCGGAAAGACTTTTTCACTCGGTGGCCATAAACTCGTTCGTCACTGTTATGAAAACTTTAATGCACTCGCCTTAATTATAGTTGGCGTACGATCACAGGCTACTCTTGGTGGCGTATGGCATAAACTACAAGTTGAGATATTACCTGAGTGGAAAGATGGGATCGGATTAAACCATACAGATGAAAGGCAAGATACCCAAAAGAATTTATACATAGATATAGAAAATCGGTTTGGTGGTCACTCAAGGGTAGTTCTTATTTCTGTTCCTTATGGGTCATTTATTAAAGACCGAGTTAAAGGTTTTGAGCCAAGCCTAGTGTTTGTGGACGAGCTTACCAATCTCGATACGTCAGATTATTTTAATGCTGTTGTTCAGCAGCTCGGTAGGCGACAGGGTATCCACGGCCCGCAACAATACTTGGCGGCGTGCAACCCAGATGGACCGAGCCATTGGGTATATAAAAGATTCTTTGAGGAACCTTATGATGAAGATGGTAACTGGAATGACGATTACTCTATCTACCATGTTCCTATTAGTGAGAATGTTAAAAACCTACCACTTGGGTATTATGATCGTATTCTTGAGGCGGTTAAATCTGACCCCGTTGAGGAAGCTAGGATGGTTAGAGGAGAGTGGATCGATCGCCCTGCGGGAGACGCAATATTCGGTCCTTACTTTAATAAGTCACTACATTTAAGGGGAGACGCTAAAAGCGGAATACTACCATCCACGAAATATCCGATAATATGCGGATGGGATCCGGGTTCTGTTAATAATGCGGTAATCTTCATGCAAGCATTACCTGGTGCAGATAAGACAATATGGGTGGTATTTGATGAGTTTGTTGTGATTAATAAAAAACTACCTTACACAACACTTATTCCAATGGTTATGCGCAAGATGGCATATTGGAACAGAAGGATGGATCATAAGTTTAAATTTATCCATATCTCAGATAACTCTGCATTTAATCAGTATCGGGCGAAGACGGGCTCGTATGATGTTAAGGACATAGAAGAAATATCCAGGACTAAGAGTGAAACCTTTAAGCTTGATCCAATCAAAATGAAGGCAGCTCCCAAATTTAGTGGTTCAGTAGAGGCAAGAGTTAGGTTGGTGATAGCGAAACTAAGTAATGAGGAGTTTATGATGTCCGTACCTTGCGTTAATTGTGCAAAGATGTTTAGGAATCTTGTATCGGAGAAGCCAGGAAAGAACTACGAGCCAAATATTGCGTTCAAGCCAAAGCGAAGTATCTACATTCACTCGTTCGATGCACTAAGTTATCCTATTATATATTATGAGTCTACGCAGTATGTTGATGTGGGTAGAACATCTGGTTCTCAGATAGTTGAATTAGGGACTTGATTTTAGTTACAATAAATCCTAAGTTACATACATGGAAAGTATTCTAAATGTAGATATGAAGAACAATCCTGACCTCATGGAGGATTTTGAGGGGGTTGAACCGGGTGACATAATTAAAGTAACGGCTGAGTTCCGCGTGTCTCAATTGTCCGAATCAAGGCTCTCAGCCCCACTTGAAAGCATAATATCGGTTTCAAGCGAATCAAATGACTCAGACGAAGAAGACGAAGAAGATACCGAAGAAACCGAAGAGTGATCATACATCTGCATCACTCTTAATTTCAGCAAGGTACGCAAAGCTTAATATAAGATCAAGGTGGGACAAGAAAAGGGTAGATCGTTTATGTCGTTTTTTGAATATAACACGTTTCGAACTGGAGACCCTTGTAGGTTCAAAGGTGGAGCGGGTAAATGAGGGAAAGAGGCTGAATATGACGACATGTCTATTATTAACACTCCTGGAATCAACATACTTAAGAAACTACACGAAAGATGTAGTTGAAAACATTTTTAATTTCTCATGATTAGTTTAGACATTTTAGAAAAACATGGATGCACGCAAGCTAGGCTTCGTGAGATTTTTACAGCAACAGAAGGAAAAGACCATGAAGTACGTGAAAAATTTGAAGACTTGGTTCAGAGCAGGATACACGAAGGTATATCATTCAATGCTCGAGATGCTAAGTTATTTCAATCGGTAGATATAGCCTGGGACTCACTCCCTATTAACAAGAGCACCATACCGTTACTACAGTATGCACAGGGCAAGATCGACATAGAGCAGTGTGAAGGTAAGCTTTCCGACATGGATCTCGCAGATAAATTTTGTGAGTACGGTGAAGAAGGAGAGCTTAAAGCAATAAACACATTAAGGCTTTATGAGGTTCAGGTTAATCTCATTCGTTCATATGTA